AAATAATGGCAACAACATATTTAGATTTAACTAACGAAGTACTAAGAGAACTCAATGAGATACCTCTTACGTCTGCAAACTTTTCAAGTGCTGTAGGACTTCAGCAGTTTACTAAGGATGCCATCAACAAGTCTATATTCGATATAGCAAATGAAGAACCACAGTTACCATTTTTTGCAGTAGGTGAAAGTGGTGGAACTGACCCATTCTATGGAAACGTGACAGTGGCTACAGTGGCTGGTACTAGATGGTACGAGTTAAAAGCTAGTAGCTCAAGCGTTCAAGACGATTACGCTTCGATAGACTGGGATGATTTTTATTTAACCACCATTAACGTGAGTGGTGAATCAGCTCCTTTTGTCTCAAGAGGACTACAGTTTTTAAACTTAGCTGATTGGAAAAGATATTACAGAGACAACGAAAACATAGACGATGCAGATTCACAGGCTTATGGTGAGCCTTGCAGAGTTATTAAATCACCAGATGGCAGGAAGTTTGGCTTAAGCCCAATCCCTGATAAAGTTTACAACGTGCACTTCTATGCGTTTGAAAAGCCTACAAAGCTTTCAGCTCATGGAGATACAGTTGTATTCCCAGAACAATACACGAATGTCATAACTGCTAAAAGCAGATACTATGTATGGCAGTTTAAAGAATCTCCACAACAAGCAGCGTTTGCTATGGACGATTACAAAAAAGCATTGAGGAGCATGAAATCTAATTTGATTAATCCTACTCCTCGTACTATGACAGACGATAGAAAATACTTTTAATTTATGGCAACATCACAACCCTATACAGTTGCATGTGCCGGTGGTTTAGTCAAAGCAACTAACCAAATTGATTTGCTTAAGACTCCCGGTGTAGCTACAGAACTTAGAAACTTTGAAGTTTCTATTAAAGGTGGTTATAGACGTATTAGTGGTTTTAGTAGATTAGGAGCTGGTAGTGCTGCACAAGTAAGTGGAAGCACAGATACAATTCATGGGGTTATACCTTATGGAGATGGTGTTATAGCTTGTGCATCGACAGGAATATTTTTTAGTCAAGATGGTACAAGTTGGTTAAATGTTAGTAGAAGTTCTGTAGATGCTAGTGGAGATAACTACTCAGCCTTTACAGGTCGTAGTACACTAACTAGGACAGGACAAGGCAAGATTAGCTTTTCATTGTTTGAAGGTGCTACGTTTGATTATGGACTGTTAATTATTTGTGATGGAGCTAACAAGCCTTATTATTTTAGAATGGAAGGTACAGGTTCTAACATTAATAGTAGAACATACTTTAGTGGTGAGATAACTGTAACAGGTACAAAGTTTGCAACACACTCTGAAATACACGATAAACATTTAGTTGTAGCAGGTGTTGAGGATAATCTTAGTACAGTATTTTATAGCACACTATTAGACCCTACAACTTTTGATGGTAATAAGTCAGGTTCTATAACCTTATCAGACCAGATAGTAGGAATTAAAAGTTTCCGTAATGAACTTTTTATATTTTGTAGAAACAGTATATTTAAGCTACAAGATATAAACGGTACACCAGTAGTAATTCCAGTGGCAAAAAACATTGGTTGTCTATCAGGCTACAGTATTCAAGAAATAGGTGGTGACCTTATATTCTTAGCACCCGATGGACTAAGAACGGTTGCTGGTACTGCAAGGATTGGAGACGTTGAGTTAGGTACAGTTAGTAAAGCTATACAACCTATTATTACACAGTTAGCAGAAAACATTGATAAGTATGTAATTTCAAGTACCGTTATTAGAGAAAAGTCTCAGTATAGATTATTTTATACTGACACTACAGTTATTAACGCACAACAACAAGGAATTATAGGAACACTTAGACCAAACGGGTTTGAGTGGTCAGAAACAAGAGGAATAGAAGTAACCAGTATAGGAGCTGGATTTGATAACAATGGTGTTGAAAAATATTTTCACGGTGATACTGATGGCTATGTGCTTGTACACGATTCAGGTAACAACTTTAATGGGTCTAACATACTTGCTAGATATGCCACACCAGACTATGACTACGGAGACTTAGGAACTTTAAAAACTTTACACTATGTTAGAGTATCTGTTAGAGCAGAAGGAATTGTAACTCCAGCACTTCAAGTTAAATATGATTTTAATAGTCAAGATATTCCACAACCAGCAAGTGATTTTTCTTTTGGAACAGTTAATCCACCTGCAATATTTGCAGAAGCTGTTTTTAATGCAACGGTATTCGGAGGTACAGCAGCCCCAATGATAAGAATACCATTACAAGGAAGTGGAACAAGTAATAACTTTACAGTAATTTCAGACGATACAAAAGCACCGTATATAATAAATGGTTTATATATAGATTTTATACCTTCAGGTAGGAGATAAACAAATGGCAGGTTACATAAGACAGAGTTCATTCGTAGATGGAGACACGATAACTGCTGCACTATTCAATGATGAATACAATCAACTTTTAAGTGCATTTAGCAATACAGGTGGTCATAAACATGACGGTACTACTGCTGAAGGTCCAGTTATAGGATTGATTGGAGATGCAGGAGAAACAGCTCCCAATAACAAAGTATTAATTGATACAACAAATAACTACATTGAGTTTTATGTACAAGTATCTAGTAGTCCTGTACAACAGTTATACATAGCCGATGGTGCTATTGTACCTGTTACAGACAGTGATATTGATATAGGTACCAGTTCTTTATATTTTAAAGATGCATACATAGATTCTATTACTACTACTGGTAATGTTGGTATAGGTGGTAATCTTACAGTTACAGGTACAACAACTTTTAACGGTGGTACAATCACTATGGGTGATGCAGCTACTGATAACGTAGTCTTTGGTGCTGATGTTGATTCTAATATTATACCTGATGATGATGATACTTATGACTTAGGAAGTTCTTCACAACAATGGAGAAACTTGTATATTGATGGTACTGCTAACATAGATAGTCTTGTAGCTGATACTGCAGACATTAATGGTGGTACAGTTGATGGTGCTATAATTGGTGGCTCTAGTGCTGCTGCAATTACAGGTACAGCTATTACAGGTACAAGCTTTGTTATTGGTAGTGCTGATATATCTGAAGCAGAATTAGAAACAATTGATGGAGTTACTGCAGGAACTGTAGCAGCTTCTAAAGCAGTTGTAGTAGATTCTAATAAAGACATTGGAAGCTTTAGAAACATTACACTTACAGGTGAACTTGATGCAGGTTCTTTAGATGTAAGTGGTGATATTGATGTAGACGGAACTACAAACCTTGATGTTGTAGATATTGATGGTGCTGTTGACATGGCTAGTAATTTAGCAGTTGGTGGTAATGTTACAGTTACAGGAAACTTAACAGTAAACGGTAGTACAACTACTTTATCTACAGCAACGTTAGATGTTGAAGACAAAAATATAACACTTAACAAAGGTTCAGGAGATACATCAGCTTCAGCAGATGGTGCTGGTATTACTATACAAGATGCAGTAGATGCTTCAAACGATGCATCAATAGCTTGGAGTGCTTCTAATGATAACTTTGTATTTTCACATGAAATTGTTGCTCCTAGTTTAGATATATCTGGAAATGTAGATATAGACGGAACACTAGAAACAGATGCTTTATCTATTAACAGTACAGCAGTTACATCAACTGCAGCAGAACTAAATATTTTAGATGGTGTAACATCTACTGCTGCAGAACTTAATATCCTTGATGGTGTTACAAGTACTGCTGCTGAGTTAAACATATTAGATGGTGTAACAGCAAGTGCAGCAGATATAAACCTTATAGATGGCATAACTAACGGAACTGTTATAGCTAGTAAAGCTATTATTACAGACTCTAATAAAGATATTACTGGTGGTAGAAACATTACAATTTCTGGAGAACTTGATGCTGCTACATTAGATATTTCAGGTAATGGAGACGTTGCAGGAACATTAGGTATTGCTGGTGGTTCTACAAATGGAGTAGCAATATCTCAAGGTGCTATAGCAATTAAAAATGGTGGTTCTAAGTCAAGAATTGATTTATATTGTGAATCATCTAATGCTCATTATACTAGAATAGAAGCAGCAGCTCACGCAGCTTATAGTGGAAATGTTACTGTAACTTTACCTACAACAACAGGTACACTTGCATTAACTTCAAGTGACATTACAGGTACAGCAGCAATAGCTACAGCATCAACTATAACAGCTAATAATAGTACAGATGAAAATATATTCCCTGTGTTTGTTGATGGAGCTACAGGAACACAAGGTTTAGAAACTGATACAGGATTTACTTATAATCCTAGTTCTGGTAATTTAACTATTGGTGGTCAACTAGTAGCAGCAACTTTAGATATTTCAGGTGATGTTGATATTGATGGTACGTTAGAAGCAGATGCTATAACAGTTAATGGTACAACTCTAGCTGAAACTATTTCAGATACAGTTGGTGCTATGGTTGGTTCTAATACAGAAACAGGTATATCAGTAACCTATGATGATAGTGATAATACTCTAGACTTTGTAATTGGTAGTGATGTTATTGTAAATTCTATGATAGCAGACGATGCTATTGATTCTGCTCAAATAGCAGACGGTAGTATTGATACAGCTCATATTGCAAACGACCAAGTTACAGGTGATAAACTATCTAATGATGTGACCATTGCTAACGATTTAACAGTTAGTGGAAACTTAGTAGTTACAGGTAGTACAACACAAACAGGTTCGTTACTATCTAATTCTAACTTCCAAGCTTTATCACAAAATAACAGTGGTAACTCTACAGACTTTGGGTTCTATGGTAAATATGTAGAATCTAGCACAACTAAATATGCTGGTTTGTATTTTGATGCATCTACTGATAATACATTTGCATTATTTGTAGATTCTCAAACAGCACCAAGTACTACAGTTAATACAGGAGCAACAGGCTACGCAGTCGGTACACTTATAGCAAATGTAACAGGTAATGTATCAGGAACTGCAGCAACAGTAACAGGTGCAGCTCAATCAAACATTACAAGTCTTGGTACACTTACAACTCTTACAGTTGATAATGTAATTATTAATGGTACTACCATTGGTCATACATCTGATACAGACTTAATAACTTTAACTGCTAACACAGTAACTGTAGCAGGGCTAGTTGATGCAACAACCATAGACGGTGAAAACTTTAAAGTTAATGGTGCTCAAGGTTCAGATGGACAAGTACTTACTTCAACAGGAAGTGGAGTAGCTTGGGAAGATGCTGGAGGTGGGTCTACAGCCGATGCCGATGGAGATACAAAAATTCAAGTAGAAGAAAGCAGTGATGAGGATAAAATTAGATTTGATACTGCTGGAACAGAAAGACTTGTTCTGGATAACAACGGACACTTACTTCCGGGTGCAAACAATACTTATGACTTAGGAGCTACAGCAACTCGTTGGAGAAACATTTACACCAATGACTTACAGTTATCTAATGAACAAGGCGATGCTAACGAAGTAGACAACACTAAAGGCTCTTGGACAATTCAAGAGGGTTCTGAAGATTTATTTATTATAAATAGAAAAACAGGCAAACAATACAAGTTTAAATTAGAGGAAGTTTAATATGTCGCTTTACGGTGGTGGTAATAATGGGCAAATGGTAGGCTATGGTCAAACCAATCAGACTGCAAGTGAGGTTACTGTTATAAATAGTGCTGGAGAAATTTATGTAAATTTTAAAATACCTTGTTTTTCTAATGCAAGTTCAGTAATGCCTAATGCTACACTAACAGCAGCTCAATCAGGTAAAGATGCTGATGATACTATTTATAATTCAAGTAACTTAGCCAATGCATGTCAAATTTTAGTTGCTGAGTACGGTACTTACTACGAAGGTAAAACTGCTAGACTGTTTAATATTCAAAGTCATTACACCGGAGAAGCAAGTCCAGCCAATAGAGTAAAAATTACAACAGTCTGGTCTGTACATACAAGAGTACATTCGGGCTGGAACACAGGAGATACATATCCTGCAATTACTTCTTCCGATACTGCAACAGGAGAATTTAGATTAAATGTTGGTGGTGGTGGAGAACCTGATTATTGGAACAGTAACCACTTTGAAATGCATATTATTAATGGTGGTGGTGGAGTTCCATACATTGGAAACTTAACTTATGATTCTAGATATGGACAAGACGATGATTGGAAATAGGAGTATAGCATGGCATTAATAGGTGGATTTAAAGGACCAATTATAGCAGCTTTTAGTTCAGCAGAAAATACTGATAACGTTGCAAAACAAATGGACTTTGTAGTTCCTATAATAACTAATATTGATTCATTACAAACATCCAAACCTACAAGTGGAACTAACTACACTCAAGACCCTGTGTATTTACATGCAGCCACACACCCAAATTCAACTTCTGGGTGTGCTATAAAACTAGGAATACATGCTGTAGGTTCTTATTATTACGGACAAGTATATAGAGAGTATATTTATTTTAGAAATCCAAATGCTAGTTCAAGTGGATATATTATGCAGTTAAGTGAGCAAGTTGGAGATAACTATAGTAGTTTTGATTCATCAAATGATTTTACTTTAACAGTTCAAGATAATGCAACAGGTAAATTAAGAGTCAGACAAGACAAAGATTATTTTACAGCAAACGAAGTTAAAGTATATTATTTAGGTGGTGGTACTGATGTTACTTTTGTTGGTAGAAATTCAGGAGCACCTTCAGGACTTGGTAGTAGAGGTGCAGATTATGACGATAGATATTATCAAACTTTTTGGGTGTAAATTAATATGGCTTTAATAGGTGGAAATGGTGGGATAATGATAGCATGTGCTCAAACAAACACATATGCTAGTAATGGTGGACATGATGGTTCTAATGGTGGAGCTATGCAGTTTGATTTTTATCTACCTGTAGATGTTCAAGATACGGTAACTGTACCTAGTAGCACAGCAGATGTAAGAAGCAATTTTGATACTAGATTTACAACTCACTATATAGCTACTCATAATTGGGGCACTTACTATTGGGGTAATAACTGGAAAGAGTGGGTTATCCAAAGAAGATACGATAATGCTAGTAGTGGGATACATGCAACTGCTACAAAAATACGAGAAGTCATTCACAGAGGACACCCAAGTTTTAATGGTGGTGGTTCAGGAGATGGAACTTACCCTACACTGACTGTTCAAGATGCAGATACTTTACAAATTAGATGTAGAATTGGTGGAGACTATTGGAATAGTAACAATCTAGAAATGTATTACTTAGGAGGTTCTGCAGAAACACCAATGATAGGAGTAGGTGCAGACCACCCAACTTATAATTATGATTTAACTCAAGCATGGAGTGAATAGGAGAAAAATATGGCAAAGACAGTAACAGAAACAACAATTAATGGTAAAACCGTTAATATGATTTATATTAAAGAGTCTGAAGAAGCAGGTGGAACTATGGCAGGTAAGTATACTTGTGGCAGACTTGTAAATGAATCAAGCACAAATCCCGGAACTTGGGAAGAAGCTAAAGAAGGTCGTATTGGTGCTGGTCCAAATTATGACGATAGCACTTACACAAGTTTAAGTGACTATGCAATTAAACTAGCAGCAGACAAAGAAGGCTTAACCATTACAGGTAACTTTGTACCTGTGACTCCTGAATAGATAATATAACATGGAAATGGTGTCACCTTACATTGTTTGGAATGTTCTCATAACTTTGATACTTGCTCCAATCTGGTTTCAGATTAGACAAAACTCTTCAGAGCTTAAAAGACAAGACATACTCATCAATAAAACACGTGAAGAGATTGCGAAAGAGTATGTCACAAAACTAGAACTAAAAGATGATTTTAATCTCTTAATGGAAAGAATGGAAAAGTTACATGAAAAGGTTGACAAACTCTTTGAAGTTAAGTAAAATAGGTATATAGGATTTAATAATGGCAAAAAGAAGAAATAGAAAAAGAAGTGGTGGAATAGCTAGAGAAGACTATACTCAAGGTGGTAGGGTTGGTTATGCAAAAGGAACTCCCGGTCAAATAGATGTATTTAAAAATCCTCAAGGAGTAAGAAATACGTTATATGAACCAACTAGAGAAGAACTCAGAGGTATTACTTCTGATCCTGTAGATTCTTTTTCAAGTAAAGATAATAGTCCACAAGTTTTAAGAGAAGAGGATAATCGAAATATTAAATTTGATATGAATATTCCCGGTACTCCCGGATATAATCCTGACCTGCCTACTAAAGTACCTAATGCTCCCGGAGGTCCCGGATTTGGTGGACCCGGACTTGACATAGAAACTAAACCGGCTACACAGCCAACCCCAGCACCTACACCTGCACCTACACCTTCTCCAGAAGACCTTGCACTAAGACAATCTATTGACGATGCTGCTGCTGGTAAAGTTCCAGAAGCTGCAGTTATAGGAACTCCTGTTCAAGCAGGAATTGACCCTGTAACTGGACAACCTTTACCAGAACAAAAAGTTACTACTATGGCAGCACCTACTACAGTGACTGCACAACCTGCACCGGGTGTTGCACCAGAACAAGTAACTACAGTAGACCAAACTGCACAAGCTCAAACACCAGAACAAATACAAGCTGCACAAATGGCAGCAACTACAGTTGGCACAGATGCACAAGTAGAAGCTGCAACAGGAGATGTATCAGACGATGCTATTGCACAAGCTGCAGGTGTTGAACGTGTACCTACTATTGAAGCTGCAGATGTAGAAATACCAGAAGGTGCTTTAACTGAAAGAGTTGTAGGTACGTTAAGTCCTGAAGCTCAATCAACTGCTGTAATGAACGTTGGTAGTTCTTTAGCGAGAGTTACAAGGGCTAAGAAACAATTAGCAAATGCTGGACTAAGTGATGCAGATATTATAGAGCTTGGTAACGACCCAGAAGCTTTAGAAGCTAGACTAGCAGACTTTAGTGAAGCTGAAAGAGGTATTATTGAAGGATTACCAGAAGAAGCTTTAGTATCTAATCAAATAGATAGCTTATTAAAAGGTATTGAAGAAGGTGAGATTCCTACATGGGCTAGACCTGCTGTAGCAGCAGTAGAGTCTGTATTAGCTCAACGTGGTATGTCCGCATCCACAGTCGGAAGAGATGCTTTGCTCAATGCTATTATACAATCAGCAATGCCTATTGCTCAGTCTAATGCACAAGCAATACAGCAAAGTGTAGGACAACAAAAAACAATAGAAGCACAAGAAGCTGAAGCTAACGCAGCTAGAGGACAACAGACAGCATTAACAAATGCAAGTAATGTCTTCCAGCTTAACATGGCTCAGTTTAGTGCTGACCAACAAACAGCATTAGCAAACAGTAAGTTTTTACAAACTGTAGGATTAACAGATGCTAGTATGGAACAACAAGGTATTATGCAAGATGCTGTAATAATGTCTCAAGCTAATTTAGCTGAAGCAGACTTTAATCAGCGTACCCAGATACAAAATGCTCAAGCCTTTTTACAAATGGATTTAACTAATCTAAGTAATCAGCAACAAGCTAACGTATTAAAATCTCAACAAACTCAACAACGTTTGTTAAGTAATCAATCTGCTCAAAATGCTGCAGCTCAGTTTAATGCTGCAAGTGAAAATCAAACCAATCAGTTTATGTCTAGTTTAAATGCTCAGATTAATCAGTTTAACGCAGGTCAACAAAATGCTACAGCACAATTTAATGCTACACAAGCTAACGCTGCTGAAGCTAGAGATGCACAAAGAGAAGCTGATGTAAATAAATTTAATGCTCAGTTAGCAACACAAGTAGATCAGTTTAATGCTAATCAAGACTTTGCAAGGAATCAATGGAACGCACAAAACGTTGCTGCTGTTGAAGCTTCTAACGTACAGTGGAGAAGACAAACAAACGTAGCTAACACTGCTGCTCAGAACGCAGTCAACATGCAGAACGCACAGAATGCTTTTTCAATGTCACAAACTGCACAATCTTTTTTATGGCAGGAACTAAGAGATCAAGCTGATTTTGATTTTAGAGCTGGTGAAAATGAACGAAGCAGAATTGCACAACTTGTAAATACTGCACTAGCTTCAGACCCCTCTAAATATAGTTCAAGTTTAGGAAACTTAAAAAATTTAATAGGTGTTATAACAGAGGATATAATAGGATAGTATAATGGGATTATTTAAATCAATTAAAAAAGCTTTTAAAAAAGTAACACGTGGTATTAAAAAAGCAGTTAAAGGTGTTGTTAAAGGAGTTAAAAAAGTAGTTAAAAAGATTAGCTCTAGTAAAATACTTAAAGCATTAGCTATTGCTGCTGCAGTCGTAGTGACGGGAGGTGCTGCTGTGGCAGCTTTTACTGGAGGTACAGCAGCCAGTGGCACATTTGCTGGATGGATGATGAATGCTAGTCAAGCAGTTACAGGTGGTACTTTATTTGGTACATCTACTGCAGTAGCTAGAGCAGCAGGAACAGCAGCTAAATTTATTGCAACTCCTTTTAAAGCTGTTGGTACAGCATTAGGAAGTGCTGCTGCAACAGTTACAGACTTTACAGGTCTTACAACTGAAGCCGGTAGAATGGGAGTCACTCCAGAAATGCAAACTGCAATGGCAGAAGCACAAGTTAAAGCAGGTGTTCAATTAAGCCCAGATAACTTAAACTTAGAACAATCAATTCAAAGAGTTTCTGATGCTGGAGGAGGTAGTGTAGCTGATATAAAAAGTGCTATTGATAGTGGCTTAACAACAAAAGAAGCTATTATACAACAAGCATCAATTACAACAACTCCAACTACATTATTAGGTCAAGAACAAGCTGCAATGGCAGCAGCAAAAAGTGCAGGAGCTAGTCCGGAAACTATGGCATATTTAAGACAGCAAAGTGCTCAAACAGCTACAGCTTATGGTGTTCCAAGTGCAGATATTGTCAGTGCAGGGTTTCCAGAAGCAGCAGCTAACCAAAGTTTTGCAGAAAAATATCCTAAAACTACAGGGTTTGTAACAGCAGCCGGAACTTCAGTTGCTAACACAATGTTAAATGGTTATGCTCAATCATTAATGGCAGGAGACCCAACAGGAAGAGGAGGTGCTGGAATTGGAGAAGAAGGTGGAGCACGAAAAGACCCTATTAGTATATATAGTAATGAGTTAAATATTAATCCAGATGATTACTCAAAATATTTTACATTCAGTAACACTCCAGAAGCAGGTAACATGCCACTGTTTCAACAACAAACTATAGAGGTAACATAATGGCAAAACCTAACAGAGGTCCAAGACCAATTATTTCAGACAGTATTAGTGATGCTGCTGGACAAATTATTGTAGACGGGTTAGATGCTGGATTTACAATTGACGAAATGGCTCCAGATACTGGACCAAAAATAAGAGGAGAGTCTAGGTTTAATCAAGAAGCGTTAGATGAAATTGTTGATCTATCTTCACAAGGTGGTGCAATTCCCGGACAAAGTTTAGTCAATGACCCTGAACAACCTTATCCTTGGGAAAGACCTGCAGAGTTTGCTAATCCTAAACATGCATTAGATTACATGGTTGGTTTAATATTTCAACCAGAAGCAATGAAAAATATTGTACAGGCTTTAGCTAACGGTGCACCGGTTGCAGACATCGCAATGGTTTCACTCTATGCAAAATTTACAGAGGGTAAATTTAACCCTGATGTTTTAATGTTGTTAGCCGAACCTGTTATGTATATTATTATGGCAATTGGTGAAGAAGCTAATATTAAATATAACATTGAAGATAGTAATGATTTAGATGAACTAGATGATGAAGATTACGAAGAAGAGTTTAATCAACAAGTAAATGAATTTAGAACTGTCTTTGAAGATATTAAAAACGGAACTATGAAACAAAAAATAGAACCTGAAAAAATTAAAAGTGGTGTTGTACCACAAAACATTCTAGACAAAGTTAAAGAACAAGGTCCAGAAATTAGAAGTTTATTAAGTCAAGGAGAAAGCTAATGGCAGATTTTAAACAAAGTCCATTTAAACCTATGTCAGAAACTTTTAGTAAAGTAGCCAAAAGTTTGCTATCTAGTACCGGTGACTCATATAAAAAAGATGTATACAAAGGACTAGGAATACAAGTTATTGCAGATGGTTTAAAGGGAGCTGGTACTAGTCTTAAGCAAAGTGTTATTGATGGAGCTGCAGAAGTGCAAGAAAAATATAATGAAATTTTTCAAATTAACGAAGCTGAGTATAAATCTTTTGAAAATGAAAGAGACAGGCTAAAAAGATATAACGAAAATCCAGAAACATTTTTAAATGAAGAAGCTGCAAAAGTCATTAATAATACTGATGAAGCTATAGCAGCACGAGTTACTTGGTCTGAAGTAGACGAGCAGCCAGAGCCAATTAGAAATTCTATGTATGCAGCATTTAATGATGAAAGAGAAAAAATACAAAGAGACATGGAACGTTTGTCAGTAGACCCTAGAGCAACTATACGAACTTTTCCAAAATATAATGAACGAGCAAGAGCTGAATATGAAGCTGCGTTAAGCCTTGTAAAAGACGACCCCACTAAAAAGGGATTATTAAGAAATCTTTGGAACAGAGCCTTTAAAACTAAAAGAACTCCGGATGGAGAACTTGTTACAACTAATGAAAGTTTATTAAAACTTCAAAATGATTTAAAACTAGCTAAAGAAAACCGATCAACCTTTAGAGACAGTATTGAAAATCAACAAGTTATTGAAGGTTTATATACTCCTTTAGAATTTAAAAATAAAGACATTGATAGAAGTGGTCTTTACTTTAAAGGGACTCCACTGCTTCGAGATGCTGTTAAAAATATTCCAGAGTATGGAGGTTTAAAAGATGGTTTTTATCACGAAGCTTTAAATATAGTTCTTGATGAAAATCCCGGACTAACATCAGACCAAGCTCTTAATAGAACTTATATGATGATTGTAGACGGTCAATTTAATCCTGAAGAATATCAAACACGAGATAAACTTAAAGAAAATGCTGGAAGAAACTTAATTACTTTATATGAAAATTTAAGTTCAGATGACAAAAGAAAATATTTTGAAGAAGACCCGTCAAGATTATTTAAAGTTGCAGATGCTTATGACAATGATAATCAACCTAATCAAGCAAAAGGTCTTGGTATAACATATAAAGATATTTTTGAGGAGAACAAATCTCTTGCTGGAACATCTCAACAAAAACAAACTTATATTGAAGTATTTCGTGGAATATTGTCTCAAGATAAAAAAGCAAATAAAGCTGCGTTAGCAGATGTTAATTATCAAGCAAATATGGGTACATATGCTTCAATGACAGAAAATTATTTTACAAAAAATAATAAAGGTTGGGAAAACAAATATGATCCTATTCAATTTCAAATAGCTGTCTTGTCATTTTTAGATCAAAATAATATGACAACCACACGAATGACAGAAGCAGATTTAATAGACTTAAGATTAACAGATAGAAGCACAAGCTTTGATGAATCTATATTAGATGATACTCCAAAAATGATTAATGAATTAAGAAAAGCTAATAGAGAAGAAGACATTGTAACCTTAAGAAATAGATATATAGATGTTGTTAATGATACAAGCAACAAACTTGAATTAGATTTAGATGAACGAGAAGAACTTAAAACAAAAATTGATTCTATTTTTATAGACTCTGGCATCAGTTTAAATGAAGAAGATATTACATCTGGTGCTATTTATAGTGGTGCAAATCTTACAACTCTAGAACCTTCTATTGGTGATGTAGATTTTAATCCTATGCCTTTAGATGGTGGTTACTATTTAAAAAATGCCAACAAACTTGTATCTCAAATGGATTTAGAAAGTTTATCTAATGGTCAACTTTTAACATTAAGATTAAATACTATGCCGGGAAATGTAGGACGTAACAGTCAATTACCATTTAAGTTAGGACTACCATCAGACATTTCTTTAGATTCTAGAAGAACATCTGGCTTAACTCCTTTACCGGGAATAAGTGACATATTTGCAACACCTAAAGTTCGTGTACAATTAAGAAATAGAATTGAAAATGAACTTAACAAAAGACAATACTCTGGACCAATTCTAATGGCAAAAAGAGAAGACTTTGAAGTTATTCCTGAAACATGGTGGGATAGATATAGAATTGAAAATCCAAGAGGTGTGGTAAACACCAGAGGATTAACACGTGGTTCAAAATATAATACTCAAGGATAGTTAATGGCATTAACTTCTTTAACAGGTGTAGGCATTCTTAAAGGAAGTCTTCCCACTCTTAAAAATAACTTGACAATCGGTTCAAGTTATGCTGGTCGTAAAAAAACCTTAGACGAGTTAGAAAAAGATGAACAGTTTTTAGAAGTCTCTGAAAGGTTTTTACAATCTGTGGGCGAAAACTCTGATGATGTGTTTGAATATCTAAGAGACTCTGATTTTAATCTATACTCTGGTATGAGACGAGCTGCACAAAGTGCTAACTTTACCGATCAACAAAAACAAGATTATAATTATCTAAGAAAAGAATTTGATAATGCTGATTTAGGAAGCATGAAACAATTCTTTGGGTTAGTTAAAGATGCAGCTATTGATATTACCACTGACCCCACTGCTATAACAGCAGCATTACTTACTCCTGTAACAGGTGGAGCATCATTAGCTGCAAGACAAGGGGTTGCAACAGCAGGGTTACAAGTAGCTAAAAACTTTGTAGGTCCTACCATTCCTAAAAGTATTATAGCAGGTCAACTTAAAAAAGAAGGAAAAGAAGCTGTTAAGAAAGCAGCTCTAGTCACAGGTGCAGAAGTAGGAGCATGGACAGGACTAGACAATCACTTTAGACAAACAACTGAACTAAATACTGGTATAAGAAAACTATATTCTACACCAGAGTTAGCAGGAACTGCTGCGTTAGGAACTTTAACAGGTGGATTACTTGGTGGAGCTTTACAAAAAGGTAATCTTTTCTATAGTAAAATGAATAGACTTTATTCAGAAGATGGTTATTTAACACTTGAGCCGGGAAGTTTCCAAGATAAAGTTTCAAAAACTTTAGAAGCTGGGGACATTTTAAAAGCAAATACAATTGGTTCGGCTACGTCTATACTAGATACAAAAGCAAAATTTTCTCCTATTACCAGAGAGCTTGGTAATTTAATGCGAGAAGATTTTAGTCGTGGCTTTGGTGGACTAACCCGAGAACGTGTAGCATTAGGACACGGTGAACTACTAGAAAATCTTAGAGGTGAATATCATAGCGTATTTGATGAAGCTACTGCCCCACTACGTAAAGCTGGTGCATTTAAAGAAGCAGACGAATTAGGTGTTATTAGAATTTTAAGAGGAGATAAACCTGAAGGTTACAGCGAAGATGTTCAACAAGTTGCAAAAGACTTAAGAGGGTTTTTTAATAAAATATTTGATGATGCTATTGAAGCAGGTCTTATAAAAGAAGAAAGAAAACTTCCAAATTATTTTACAAGAAGCTGGGACAGAAAAGCAATTGAAGAAAACAGAGAAACATTTACAGATTTATTAATTAGTGAAAACGTTGTTAAAGATAAAGCTGATGCTTCTGATCTTATTAATGATATGCTTAATAAGAACAACGAGTTGTTTTCTTCACATTCTATTTTATTAACACAGTCAAGAGCATTTCAAGATTTAAACGATAACGCTTTTGAAAAGTTTTTAACCAATGATTTAAACACTGTGGTAACTTACTACATGAATGCTGCTAATGCTATACAGCATAAGAAAAGTTTTTTACTACCGGGATTTAGCACAAAATCTAATGCAAATCAATTTGCTGCTAGATGGCTAGACCCAATGGATAGAGAGTTAAGAGAAGCTAGAGGAGGAAGAGGATTATCTAGAGGAGATAGAAAAAGAATTACTAAGTTATATGAATCTATAACTGGACAAGTAAATTATTTTGATAGCCAAAGAATACAAGGTGCATATGATACAATGAAACTTGCTAACTCATTAGCATATCTACCGTTAGCTACAGTATCATCATTAACAGAAGCAATGATTCCACTAACAAAAACTAGTGGTTCTGTTACTAAACCAATTCAAGATGCACTAAGTGGAGTAAAAGAAGGACATAAAATTTTTGTACAAGATATTCCTATTTTGTTAAGAAAAAAATATGACATGCCAGATTCACAAATACAAAAAGAAATGAATCAAGTATTTATGGCAATGGATGAATCGTTAGCAGAATCTACCAATCGTTTAACCGGTGAAGGACTACAAAATGAATGGTTAAAAAAACAAGCACGAGGATTCTTTAGACTTAACTTACTTACTCCTTGGACAAAATCTGTACAGTTAGCTTCGTTTAATATTGCAAAAAACTTAATAAAAGAAAACTTAGAAAAATTAAATAAGCTTTCTAAAGAAGGTGTTGATATATTTAATGAGACAGCAACCAAAGAGTTAAGTAGAAAAGAAGTACGTAATATTCAACTATTAAAAAGTGAAGTGTTTGATCTAGGAATAGACATAGACGATGGACTTAGATGGTTAAATAGTGGAGCTAAGACAGGGTTTGGAGCCGAAAGAAAAGATGGTGTTTTAACAGGTCAGCTTAAATATGAAGATGATTTTTATAAATCAGTTCTTCAAGGAGCAGGTAGATTTGTAAATGAAGTTATCATGCCTGTAGGTAGAGATAGAGCAAGAATACCTATCTTTATGACAAATCCAAAAGTAGATATTTTAACACAGTTTTTAAGATACCCAACCGTGTTTAGTAATACAGTTTTAAAAAATTATATTCGATCAGCAGTTAATAATCCTACCGTTAATGGGGCAAAGCTAGGAGCTTTTGCTTTAATGGCTACAAGTTTAGCATTAGGAACAAACTACTGGAGGTCTAATGAAGATAACAGAGATCGAATAGTAGAAGAAGGTTTTGAAGATGAAGACTTTATAAAAGCTTTTCAAAGGGTTGGACTGTTTGGTCCACTTGAATATGGGTTACGTTTTAAAAACTCTATTCAATATACAAAAAATCCTGCAGTTTCAGTCTTAAGTTTAGGAGGACCAACAGTAACTGATACTCTTGGTTTACTTCTAGGAAGAAAAGGATTGGTTGAAACAGCAGCAGGTAAAACTCCATTCATAGGAACTAAAGGTCTTATGAATAAATATATTGGTGCTAATCCTTACGATGATTTAAATATATTTGCAAAAGAAATAGACAAAGAAGCAGCCTATGCTCTAGGTATAAAAGATAGACCTAAAGATAGAAAATATACTCGTAACTATACTGACTTTTATAGAAGTAATTATGTTACAGGTGGTATAGTTGAAGGAGAAAACAAAGTACCTTACACAAAAGAAAACCCAGCAGATAGAATTAATCCATACACTGGTGAACCTTACCAAGAACAAATGGATAGGTTGGGGTTTGATAATGGAGGTGAAGCATCAGGACCTCCTAAATTTGAAAAACGAATAGCTAGACCAGACCCTAAAATGTTTATTAGAGACCCTGAATCTGGTAATCCTCAAACTCATCGAATGGCTTGGGGTGATATTGAAGGTCAATTTATAGCATACCCTACTATCATAGAGCAAGATGGTAAACTTGTGCAGTATGACAATAATACAGAAACAATGAAGTTAATGAAGAAGAGTGGAAACTTTAAAGCTTTTGATACTAAAGAAGAAGCTGAAGCGTATGCTGATGGTGGTTGGAAAACAGATAAATTTAATAAAGCGTATCGAAAAGAGTTTGCATTTGGAGGATTAGGTAAACTTGTTGGTAAAGAGATTGTTGAAAACATTAGTAAACCAAAACCACGTTATTCAGCGACAGAACTTGACATATTACCTTTGCCATATAGCCAGAAAAAAATATTAGAAGATGAAAGCTTTAAAGGTATTGAAGCAATGCACGGAACACCTAGTGATTTTGATAAGTTTTCTACAGAATTTTTAATGTCTGGTGAAGGTGCTATGGCATTTGGTAAAGGACTATACTTTACAACTACTGAAGAGATTGCAAAAGGATACAAAAAAAATATTAGTAAAAGTCAAGGTATTAAAAAATTAAATGAAGAATACCAAGACTTATTAGATCAAGCAGAAAAAGCTAAAAAAGCTGGAAACAATAAAGAAAAACAAGCCTTCCTTTTAAAAGCTATAGACAAAGATAAAGAGTTAGAAACATTTAAAACTACACCTTTGCCAGATAATGTTGGAAATCTTTACAAAGTAAATTTAAAAACAACAGACAAACATCTATTAGATTGGGATGCAAAAATGAGTAATCAATCAGGAGGAGTTATTAGTGCTGCTGAAACTGCGGTAGAACGTTTAGATAATAGACAGCTTACCGAGTTTATTGATTTATATAGTAGATACCCTAGCTGGACTAAAGATTCTATTGACATAGATAGAGAACAATTAGTGTCAGATGCTTGGGTAACAATGGGAGATTTAACTGGTGAAGATTTTATTAGTAGTATTAATAAACTATTAAATAAAGGTAATACTTCAGATAAAAAATATGTAGAAGATATTTTAGAAAAATCTGGTGTTATGGGAATTAAATATAATGATGGTTTTACTAGAAAAAGAAAAGGTAAAAAAAATAAAAACTATGTTATATTTGATGCACGAATTATTGAGATATCAAAAAAATATGGTATCGCTATACCGGCTGCAGCAGCACTACTAAAGAAAGTAGATGATGAAGCTCGAAGTGGTAATGTTTCATCTGACGAACAAATGGATAGGTTAGGTTTAAACCAAGGTACTATTTTTGGAACAATAAAAGATACTCTTGAAAAAGCATCGAGAGTTGCTTCCGATACTGTAGATAAATTAAAAACAGAAAGGCAAGAACCTAGTCCTGAAGATACACAACGAGTAAATAATTTTCTTGCCAAACACTATGATAGATTTAAAACACAATATCCTGAAATGTCAGATGTATCTTTTGAACAATTTAAAGACTCTGCACAAAGATTAGCAGCCAACGTAAGAAAGATTGAAAGTAATAATAGAAATGCACCTTTAGGTTCTAATTTATTGGGAAGTTCTGCTACAGGTAAGTATCAATTTTTAAGAGATAGTGTAGAACCAGCAATTAATAGAACATTGAGAAGACTCGACCCTAAAGATAAAAATATATTTGATGGTATACGAGAGAGTAAAGATACAAGTAAATTAAATGATGAAGCTCAACAGTTATTATTTTATGGAGATATATTTGAAAAAAAAGGAAGTGACAAACATTTGATTCCTTACTTTTTAGGTGATGAACAAGCTGGTAAGAATGTATACTTATACCAGCATCATACATTAGCTTCAAAGGTTCCTGAATATAATCAAGCAACAATTGATAGAACTAATAAACTTTGGAACAGCCCTGAATAATATGCTACTTTACACAGAGAAACAATTAAACACAGCCTATAACATTTATAGAATGCACCAGATTGGACAGGGATTAGGCTTTATGGAATTAGAAAACTTTAGAAGACTTTACGAAGAACTATTAGAAGAGGTGTATGATGTTCCCATTTGAAATTATAACTATGTTAGGTTCTACTCTATTGAGTAGTGTGTTAAGTCTGTGGTCTCAACGTATGAAGGCTAAACAAGATGAGCAAAAGATGTTGATTACAAGAGGTGAGTTTCAACTTAAAGCTGTAGAGTCTGCACGTAACGTACAAGATAAAGGATTCCAATGGACAAGACGTATCATTGCGTTATCATCTATCTTTGCAATTGTTATACTACCTAAACTGGTAGCAGTATATTATCCGAGTGTAGATGTAACAGTAGGATATACATTATTTCAACCGGGCTTTTTATTCTTTTCAGATGGTAGAGAAGTATTTGAATGGATAACTTTTCAAGGCTTGGTAATAACACAATTAGATACAAACCTTGTATCAGCAATCATAGGTATGTACTTTGGTGGCAGCCTAGTTAAAAAATAAGAGGGCATTATGCAACAGAATAATATGGGTGGCTTCAGTGGCGACATGGATAGAAATGAGGTAGAGATTGACCTTAATAAGTTTATGGAGTTGCTGCAAGAAAAGTCAGCACTTAAAGATAGGATAAGAGAGTTAGAGGATATCAAGAACGATAACCCTTATCAAAAATTAATATTTGTAGCACAAGCTGTGGATAGTTGGAGAATAATACCTAGAGCTTTTTTAAGTGTGTATATGTTCTTATTATACTATACCACGTTTTGGTTTATGGAAATTAGTGACCCAACAATGGAACAATCAGGGTTCATATCAGTAGTAGTCGGAGCAGGTGCTGCATGGTTTGGATTATATACATCAACATCAAAAACTAAATAGGAGATAAAGTGTCAAGAGGTGATTTAAATAGAGGATTTTTTGGACCATTATTTATATTAGGTTTATTAACAATGTCATTTGCTGTAAGTTCAGACCAAACAGGCGACTGTACTTCGGGTACACAGTATTGTGAAGACAATGGATTAACTACCATTAATACTACAGTGACTACTAATACCAACACCAACAATAATACGAATAGTAATACCAATACAAACACCAATACTAATAACAATACAAATGTAAATACTAACACTAATAATAATACTAATGTTAATACTTCAAATAATACTAACGTAAATACCTCGACATCAAATAACACTTCAACAAATACAAACAATAACAACAACGTTAATACTTCTACGTCTACATCTAACTCTACTGTAAACTCTACAGTCAATCAGAACGTAAATAACAACAGTAATTCTACTAGTAATAATACAAATACTAATAACAATACTAACGTTAATACATCGACTTCAGATTCTAATGTTACTACTGACAATACTAATACCAATAATAACAATACAAAGTCTGATAATACTAATAGAAATATTAACGAGTCTAACTCTACTCAGACTATTAATCAGAACGTAAAAAGCAAAGCACCTCCTGCTTCTGCTATAGCACCTAGTATTATGTCTTACTCTCAAGACCTCTGTACTGTAGGTCGTTCTGGTGCCTTTCAAGGGCAAGTATTTGGGTTCTCTACAGGAGCTACTGTGACTGACGAGAACTGTGAACGCTTAAAACTTTCCAAGTATCTGTACGATACCGGTATGAAAGTGGCTTCAGTATCTATACTTTGTCAAGACCCAAGAGTATTTAAGGCTATGGAAATGGCTGGTACTCCTTGCCCTTATCAAGGTCAGATAGGTAAAGAAGCAACTAAAGCTTGGGCAGAAAACAAATCTAAAAGACCTGATGCTAAAGAACAAGAAAAACTTTTTATACAGCAATGCACACACGACAGAAATCCTAACAGAGACAAGATAAACAAAGATGTTGTTGGGGCAGTCAAAGTTATTTATACAACTAAAACTAAAACAAAAAGGCAATGCAGAAAAGAATTCTATGCTACGCAGTAGCGTGTCTCTTAAGTCTTAATGTCTTTAGTCAGTATATCTACGAAGGCAATCAGTCTTTAGTAGACCTTACAAACGAATCAAATACAACCAGTCTAAACTCAGGAGACGACCAGCTTTCGTCTGCTTTTAATTTAGATTTTACATTTATTTTTTACGATAAACAATTTACATCTGCTCGTATGGCTACGAATGGTTGTCTTCACTTTGGGTTAGGTACAGGCAATGTAAACTATAATAATTACTGTGGTGATTACACACCTGACCCACTACCACAATACAACTACACACTGTTTCCGTTCTGGACTGACTTGATAAGAGATAACAACTCTAAAATGTTAGCCAAGAACTTTAGTGATAAGACAGTCTTTGGTTGGTACGACATGCGTGAGTATAATCGTAGTAATACTGATAACAGTTTTGAAGTAATACTTTGGACTAACTCTACTTTTGATTTTAGGTATGGTGACTTAAATATTATACAGCACGATGTTCTTATTGGACAACAGAAAGATTCAGATACTTACTATCAATACTTGTTTCACGATGAATGTAATACAGGAACAACCAATACTAGCTCTTGTGTAAGTAAGGACTGGAACAGCACTACATCAAATACTTTATTAGAAGCTGGTGGTTCGTTGTATGGTACAAGCGAGACCATTGACTGTAGTAATCCTTTAAATGATGTAAGCTGTGCAGGGTACTGGGAAGCCTATGATGATTTTCAATGTGACCTAGACCCACAGTATGGACCATTTTGTCAAGGCTATCGACAAGAAGAAGATATAGGATACTATCAAGAAGAAGAATACTTTGACTACGGATATGAAGAAGAACTATTTGACTATGGTTACGAAGAGTATGACATGTATGACACTTTTGAAGAGCCAGAAATCTTTGAAGAGTACATCTTTGAACCTGAGTATGACATCTTTGAAGAGCCTGAGTTTGTATTTGAAGAAGATATAATCTTTGAACAGCTACAACCACTTGAAGAATTTGTAGAACCTCTTCCGTTTATGCGTGAAGAAGAAGCCTTTATACCGATTGAAGAGTTGATGATTGAGGAGTTTGTATTTCAAGAAACATTTATTGAAGAAGTGGAGGAGTGGTTTGAGGAAGAGACAACAATGGAAGAAGAACTTGCGTATGCAGAAGAGCCGGAAGAAGAGCTTATTGAGGAGCTGGTTGAAGAAGAAGATGAGGTTATAGAAGAAGAGATAGAAGAAGAACTGGTTGCTGAAGTTTCAGAAAGTGAAAGTTCAATAAGTAAAGAAACAGCGTTACGTGTTGTCTCCTCTACTCTAAGCACAGCTAAGTCTAGTGTTAGTGGAACTACATCAGGAAACTCTATACACGCTACAGGTGGAACGACAGGAGCTTCTAGCGTATCATCGTCTAATTCTGGTGGGGGTGTAAGTACTAGTAACTCACCTAGTATATCAGAACAATTTGCATCTTCTACTGCACAAAACAATCAAGTGTTAGATATGAGTGCTAGTGTTACAAGCTCTACAAGTGTTGAAGCTGAGACAGTTGAGACAACGAGTGTCGCAGTTGATACAACAACTACTCAAACTTTACAAAGTCAAATAGATGTGTCAGTCTCTACAGATGCATCAGCCACAGAAGCTGAACAAACTGTAGCCAATGTCATAGCCCAGAACTTACAAGATGCACAAGATGATGTTGAAGCTAAACAAGAAGAGACCGGTGAGTATGGGTCAGAGAATACTATTATAGCTTACATGGGATTTGTTCCTAACTTTAATAACTATAGGTTAGTGACATTACCCGATCAAGAAACATGGTACGAGTCGACAGATATTTATGCCAACAATATGTTGTCAGATAACATCGAAGGCTTTTATCAAATGGCAGGTCAGAGTTTAGAAACACTGATTGAAATGAGAGAACTACAACCAAAATTATAGGAGAACATTATGGATTGGTTACAAAATAAAACAACACAGTTTATTGCACTAGCTGGTATTATAGGAACACTAGCCGGATTTGGATATACTGGGGCAACCTATGTAAATAGGATTGAAAACTTAGAATCAAAAGCTCAACAAGCTAAAGAAACTGAGCAAGGAGTGGATGAGGTTATCAATAGAATTGAAGCGTTAGAAACTTCAGTAGAATATATTAATAAAACTATTGATGAAACTATCTTACTTAAGATTAATAACCTCGAGTCTATTAGGTCTGATATGTCAGGCATGAAAGCTGATATCGAAAGTGTTAAGACTGATATAAAAATATTTAAAGAAGAGAATAAGAATCCTTTAGCAGGATAGTTACTTTAAAACATTTAACTCTCTTTGAAAATAATTATGTAAGTCTCCCATCTTTGACTTACCGTTACGGAGGATTGTTTTGATTACGTCTCTCTCATCTAGAGGGAATATCTCATCAACCATATCCTCCGGTAACATACTAAACTCTGTAACTATATCATTGTTACGTGTAAGAAGCACTTTAAAACTTACTAAGTTTGCTTCGTTCTTATTAACCATTATCACTCTCCAAGTTTGCAAAGGTTATCTTATCCTGTCTACCACGTAGTCCTGCTTTCATATAAGAAGTAGCACGACCTTCAAAGAAGTTCTGATGTTCAACACCCATTACTTCATCCAACCACCCAAGAGGATTCTCACGCTGGTCATAGTTTGTTTTTAATCCTAGCTGGAGCAGTCTTCTATCAGCTATATATCTATTATAAGCGTACATATCTTTCTTGGTAAGACCTTCAAGGTCTCCCATATCAAACACTAGGTCTAAGAATTTATCTTCTAGCACTACCATTGTTCTACATATATCATAGAGTTCTGCTTTAAAATCATCTGTCCATATATCTAGGTTCTCTTGAATAAACTCTCTAAATAATTTAGTCATAGCTTCAACATGCATAGACTCATCTCGTATAGAGTAAGTGACTATCTGCCCCATCCCTTTCATACGACCAAAACGTGGGAAGTTTAATAAGATTGCAAAGCTAGAGAACAACTGTAGTCCTTCTGTAAAGGCTGAGTAAACTGCTAAAGTTTTTGCAATGCTTTTTTTATCAGCCTTAGTTGTCTTAAGATTACGGACATACTCATGTTTATCTGCCATCTCTTCGTACTCGGCAAAAGCTTTGTACTCTATCTCAGGCATACCAACTGTATCAAGCAGTAAGCTATAGGCATGTTGATGTATTGATTCCATGTTTGCAAACGAACCCATCATCATTCTAGCTTCTGGCTTTCTAAAGATACGCATGTATCTATCAACATATCCTGCACCTACGTCAACATCCGATTGAGTAAACAATCTAAAAATTTGGGTAAGTAAATTCTTTTCTTTTGAATTTAACTCTTGCCAATCTTTTACATCAGTATGTAAGGGTACTGACTCCGGCATCCAATGCATTTGGTTTTGTAAGACATAGTAGTCAAACATCCAAGGGTTATCGAATGGTTTGTAATAATCTCTGGTGTCTAATAAGCTCATTTGTTTTCCTCGTTAAATCTTTTAACTAAATATTTAAAATTTTCAATTACGTATCCTGCGTAATCTTTTGTTTTTGCGAATGGATTATTATTTTCATCACAATAATCTAACCACATCCTACTTGTAAAGCCAGAAAACTTCTGACTAAACACCTTGTCAAATTCTGATTGTTTCATATTAATCCTTTGGTAAATAAATTATTACAGCCGAGTTACATTTAGGACAACTTAAATTAGTTTCCATAATGTATTCATCGTTCTCATCTTCTATATCGTGATCTCCACCCCATATTAATTCTGTTCCACAATGCCAACAGTTCATATTATCCCTCACATGCGATACATTCAGCATCGTCTAATTTAATACGTTGTACTTTAGTGTTTACGTTCTCTGCATTACGAGCAGCATTAGTTCTAAAGTAATATAAAGATTTAAGTTTGTTCATACCATACCAGTGCACATCATTGACGTATTGCATGTACTCATCGTGTACTTCCTGTGGCTCTGTAGCTGTAGGTATAGTAAAGAAAAGATTAACTGATTGTGCTTGACAAATAAACTCTTGTCGTTTAGCAGCGTGTTCTATAATCCATATCTGATCTATCTCATTAGCAGTCTTGAATATTTCTTTTTCATCATCTGTAAGAATATCAAGGTGCTGTACTGAACCCTCGTTACCTGCAATGTCTTTCCATAAAGCAGTAAGCTCATCTTTCTTTAATCCTTTATCCTTTAGAATTTCTTCTAGGTATTTGTTCTTAACTTGGAACGAGCCTGAGAGAGTTTTGTGCGTATAAACATTAGCCCTGTATGGCTCAATCGAAGGAGATGTCCCACCACATATGATACTAGAAGAAGCATTAGGAGCAACAGCGAGTAGATGAGCATTACGCCTACCACTACCACTGACATCAGGTGACTCACCACGTTCATCAGCAAGTCGTTCAGTTGCTCTAAGCGAATGTCTCTTAATGTGTTTAAATGCTTTGTAATTAAAGCCCGTAGCGAAGATACCCTCAAAAGGAATGCTGCGTGATTGGAGATACGAATGGAATCCCATCGCACCCAAACCCAACGACCTTTCTCGATAAGCTGAGTAGGCAGATTTAAGAAACCCTTCTTTGCCCGGCTTAATATGTTTTTGAAACCTTTTAAAATTTGCATTGTATTCTCCTAAGTTATTTGTATCAACAGCGTTATCAATGTAATGTTGTAATACATTGTCAAGCATAGTAATTAAATCATCAATGAACAAAGGGTTCTCACTCCACTCATCAAAGTATTCTAAGTTTACAGAAGATAAACAACACACTGCTGTTCGTTCTTCGTTAGTAGGTAAAGTAATCTCAGAACATAGATTGCTCTGTCTGATTTCTAATCCTAAATCTTTTTGTTCTTTAGGTAATGCTTCGTTACATGTATCTATATTAACCATGTATGGCTCACCTGTCTCTGCTCTAGCATTAATGATTTGCCACCACAAGTCTCTAGCATTTACAATCTTTGTAGGTTCGTGAGTCTTAGGGTCAATCAATCTAAAGTCTGCATCTTCTTGTACAGCTTTGAGAAACTCATTGGTAATGTTGATACCATTATGAAGATTAAGATTCTTCCTGTTGATATCACCACCAGATTCTTTCCGCATGTTAATGAACTCTTCAATCTCCGGATGAGATATGTCCATGTAAGCAGCATAAGAACCACGTCTTGTTGTGCCTTGATTGAAGGCTAACATCTGAGAATCTACAACATGCATGAAAGGGATTGAACCAGTAGACTTACTACCGTGAGTAGTAGAAATACCATTACTCCTAATATCTCCCCAAAATCCACCAATACCTCCACCCGAACTTGCCAACCAAATATTCTCGTCATAGTGAGCAGATACATAATTGAGGAAACAGCTAATAGGAAGACCACGACTTGTTCCCCCGTTACTAAGTATAGGAGTGCTAAACATGAACCAACAAGAGGAACTGTAGTGATAAAGTCTTTGAGCCAACTCAAAATCTGTGTGACCTTTGTAGGTTGCTCCGAAGACTGATGCTCTGGCAAACGCTTCTTGTGCATGTGTTTCATTCTCCCATAAGTATCTATCCTTGAGTGTGTCAAGGCTAAACTTATCTAATAGTTTTTCATTACTGTAATTAATTTTTATACCAAGATATTCCTTGATACCTACTTTATCATCTACCATTATGAGTTCTCTGTGTCGTGTACGTTAAGCATTATTATACCATAATGTAGTATTTTTAGCAAGTCTTTTCTGTTCTTTCCTTCTTTATTTCCATAACGTTTAGCGTACTTCATAATGTTACCTAGAGTAAACCCTTCTCCATGTCCAGAGTCAATGATAATATCTGTAGCTTGGTACTTGTCAGAAGCATAGTGCTCACCATATGTACCATCAATATACTCTTTTAGTTCTTGTATTAATTGTCCTTCATTAAATTTATAGTTCATCGTTTCTCCAATCATCAGGTAAAGTATCTTCACTGTACCATCTGAAGTTATTTGTTTCAGCCCATTCAGCATGGGTTCTTTTAGTTCCGTTCTTTCTCATCTTAGCTCCCGGCATAGGAGCAAATGGTTTTTGAAATAAGAATACTAACTCGTAATCTTCTACCATTTCTGTAAAAGATTCTCGTATCCATATATACTTACTGTATTCAGCATAATCCCAGAATCTTCCCTTTGCTTCTAGTAATATTATTTTACCATCAATAGTCTTTACAAAGTCTGGTTCGTAAGTATGCTGTACTACATAGTCAAGCTTATCCCAATGATGTTTCCAATCTTGTAAAATTGTTTGGTGTATATTATATTCCCAAGCACTATCATATCCTTTTGGTACGTTAGTTTTTTTGGGTCTAGGTTTTCTGGGAACTCGTCTAGGCATTTAAGTCTCCAAGAGTAATGTTGGGATTACGTTTTACTTGTTTATAAAACCACCTCAAACTGTATGCACTTAATAGAAATTTATTGTTAGCAAAGATATGGGTTTGTTCTGGTAAGAACTCATTAAGATTATTTCTATTAATCTTAGATGTATCTTCTCCATCTGGAACCATTGTTCTTAACCACTCAATTAATAAGTCTTCTGCTCTTCGTCTTAACTGTTTAGATTTTTTTTGATTCATAGTTCTTTACTAATTTCCAATAGTTTAAAATGCTGTTAAACATTTCTGTGTGTTTAGTCTGTGAGTCTCTATCCCAAATATGACAAGCGATAAGTTCTTTGTCTTTACGATCAACAAATATAGATACTCGTTCTACATCATCAAAGCCACAGCCTTGAGCATAGGCTGACAACTGCATACCATGTTCATCATAAACTAAACGAGCAGGGTCTTTGCCTTCGAGATTATCTTTGGTTTTAAAATCTACAAAGATACCAGACTTAGAATATAAGTCTATCTTACCACCATAGCCTAAGTCAGCACAGAAAGAATCTTCTGCTATCCATTCCTCATCCGGAAAGTTTTCGTCTAACCAAGCCTGTATTATTTCATAGGTTGGATTTGTTTCTTCGCCTAAGAAACCTCGTTCAATCATAGCATGTATTTTAGTTCCTTGCTCTGCAGCTTCTTGTCCTATCCTTTTAGAATCTTGTTTACATCTGTAAGCAAAATCTTCAAGGGATTCATCTTCTTCTTTCTCTAAGGTAAGAGCAGAGTTTAATGCTTGGTTGATCTTCCAGTTTTCTAATCCGGGCTTGGCTACCATACTTAATACAGTAGTCACTGATGGTACTAAGTTATCTTTCTTGGCATCACGTAATGTAGTGTTACGTTCTTTACCGTTAGCACCTATAACGGTGTACATTGGTTCACCTTCTTGAGTATACCAATGACCTGATTCGGCTGATTTTTTCTTAGCCGACAATTTATTATATACTTCTTGGCTTGTTGTGTCAAGTGTTTTTGTTTTATTTTTCATGTTTTTTTAAATATCCTATTGCTCTTTCTAAAATTTGTATATTGTCTTTGAATCCTCCAAGACATCTATTACATGTATGACATAACCAACCTCGAAAAGACTCTGTTTCGTGACAGTGATCTATAACCCAAGAACCATTTCTTTTGTTGCCTAATCCATTTACTTTATCTGCTGTGCCTAAACATATAGGACACTGATAATTATCGTCTTGTGGCATACCATACTGTTCTTTTAATAATTTTCTTGCTTTACTTAAATGATTATTACAAGACTTGCATTCAGGTCTTAAAAAGTTTCCACCCGAAGCAGGACTAAAAGATGTAAGGGGTAATTTGTGATCACATTTAATACATATTTTACCATCCTCAAAAACTAATTCATCGTGATGATCTGGAAATAATTCTTGTTGTTTAGTGTGTGTCACTCCAATTACCTCCTACTTTATATTCGCCATCCATTGGACAGCGTAGATTAAAATGTTCACCTGCTTCTATAATACTTTTTACTGCTAACTCTCCAACAAAATCTGCTTGAGATTCTTTGACTTCTATCTGCCACTCATCATGGATGTTAGCAACAAATCTATAATCAATTGTATTAAGTCTTAACAAACTATCTAAGTTTACTAATGCTTTCTTCATTAAGATTGCACCAGCTCCTTGAAGCAAGGTGTTAAGTGCAGCATGTTTATTTCTTATGTATAGCTTTCTACCATCTAATCCTTTGAGGTAATTTTTTGAAGCTGCTCTGTCAACTCGTTCCTTAAGAGACTTGTATGTTGGGAGACTACTAAGAAAGCGTTCTCGCAACTTCTTACCTTCTGCTCTGCTTCCTT